GGGGAAGAAGAAAGGAGTGGCCGTCGAGTCTACCAAGTCGCCGGATGGGGAACGCACTTATTCGCTCAAAGCCTGACTCCATCCGCTTGGATCCCTCAAGCCGCCGGACTATATATCCCGGCGGCTTTTTTTCTGTGCAGCGGCTTCAGTTCCGGCGACCAGTCGGGCGAGTGGGCCGGGTGGCCGGTACACTCGCTCGACAGTGCAATTGATATCTGCATGGGTACCCGGGCCGTGCAGGTATCAACTGAATGGGCAGTGCCACTGGGCGTTAACCAGCATCAATCGAAGGCTGGCTCTTTCGCCCCCTGCGCTTGCGCTTCTCCTCGATCGAGATCAGTTCCGCCGGCTGCGGCCGGAGCGCGGTCACCGTGCTGGTGAAGTCGAAGACGTGGCATTCACGGCCGATGCGAAAAATCACCCGCGAATGTTCTGTGGCCACCGGTTCTGGCTCCGGGCATTGCGGCGGGTGTGGAAAGGGAGTGAGTTTCGTTGGCATGGGACACAACTATACCTCTGCTGGGGGTCCAGAAGCTGCCAACGTAACCGCAAACCTGGGGTAGAGTTCCACGACCGGAATCACAGCGCTTCGTTTGTTGCATTGTCCGCCCGAGTACTCATCGATGGCGTTCTTCTCGCGCCTGCTCCAAGGTCTGCTTCGTTGCCGCATTGCGGTTCAGCCACGCGATACGTTGGAGCAACGGACGAACGCCAGTCGGCAAGATTGTGGGGTATGCATGGACTTCTCCCGCGGGCGCTCCCGCCACCTCCCCGCGAGGGGCGAACGCAACCAGGCAGGCGTTGTTCATAAGCCGACTTGGTCGACTTCGAAGTTCGCCCAGCTACGCTATAGCGGCCCGAGTTTAGATTGGATCGGCACCACCTTCGCCGGCTCCTGCTTCACCTGTCTTGCGGTCGCGTGAAAGTCCACCACGTAACGATCTTTGCCCACCTGGATGATCCAGCGCGAATCTTCAACCACGATCGGCGCAGGCTCGGGAGTGTCTGATGGTCTAGGCAAAACAACGATCTTAATGGCCATGGTGTGAGAGTGTACCTCTGGTTTCGACGAAAAGGCCGCTGCGAATAGCCGGCGCCGGAATCGCCCTGTGCTCGCCTCTTAAGAATTGACTTGCTTCGGTGGCCAGGCAGGGCGATGAATCTGATGACCACGGGCAGTGGCACCGGAGACAGCGATGAATGGCACCACCGCCATTTGATGCAGAGAAGCGAACCGCCGAACCTCGATCGACAGCGGCTTTGGACCACTGGCTCCCGATTAAATCGGCGAAAAAGAGAAGAACGAATAGAGCGGCTCGGCGGTTCGAAACGGCAGGAATCCCGGCACAAAGAAGGCCGCTCTCCAGAAAGACTATTTTGCTCCTGAAATCAGGGACTTAGCTCCAAATGCCCCTTCTCCACGTCAGAGTTTGCCCCTCTACTCCCGATTAGAGAGCGCGGAGAGTTAATGCCTCTTTTTGTGCGCCGGAGGCTAACGAGATCACTAGGAGGTGAGGAGATGCGCGGAGGCACAAGAAAAAATGCTGGCCGTAAGCCGGTGGAGATCGGCGTGGAAGAATGGGAAAAGCTGCACGCCATGCATTGCAGCGTGGAAGAGATCGCCGGATTGTACAGCGTTTCGACACGAACCATCGAAACCCGTCTGAAGCAGCGCACGTATGCCGAGGCTGCGATGCGGGGCCGGGCGAAGGGGAAGATATCTCTCCGTCGGCGCCAGAGGCAATCGGCCGAAGAGGGCGATGTCAGAATGTTGATCTGGCTGGGGAAGCAAATGCTTGGCCAGAAAGAAGTGGTTTCCAACGAAATAACAGGGCCTGGGGGCGGCCCCATCAAAGTAGCTACCAAACCTGATCTTTCAAAACTCAATGAAGATGAACTACGACAATTACGCGAAATTGCTGCTAGGACCCGACCTCCTGAAGGAAATTGAGGTCGAACTGGCCAGCCGGCGTTTATACGATTTTGTGAAGATGGCCTGGGCGGTGCTCGAACCGGGGACGATCTTTGTTCCGGGCTGGCACATCGGCGCGATCTGTGAGCATTTGGAGGCCATCACCTCAGGCCAGATCCGCAACCTGCTGATCACGGTCCCCCCGCGCCATATGAAGTCGCTGGCGGTTTCGGTATTCTGGCCCGCTTGGGAGTGGATCCTGCATCCGGAGCGGCGTTGGATGTTTGCGAGCTATGCGGAAACTCTCAGCATCCGGGACTCGGTGCAGTGCCGGCGGTTGATCCAATCGCCCTGGTATCAGAGTCACTGGAGCGACCGGTTCGTTTTGACCACCGATCAGAATGAAAAAAGACGGTTCGACAACAACCGCGGCGGCCATCGTCTGGCGAGCTCCGTCAACGGCTCGAATACTGGCGAAGGTGGCGATCGCATCGTCATCGACGATCCCCACAACGTCAAGGAAGCCGAATCGGTCCTGCAGCGGCAGGAAGTGATCAAATGGCATGGCCAGGTGATGAGCACACGCCTCAACGACCCTAAGACCGGCGCCAGGGTCATGGTGATGCAAAGAGTGCATGAACGGGATCTAGCTGGGCACGTCTTGGAACAGGGTGGCTACGAGCACCTATGTCTGCCGGCCGAGTATGAGGGTAACAAGCGGTCGACCGTTATCGGCTGGAGCGATCCGCGTGAGCAAAATGGAGAACTGCTATGGCCGGAGCGGTTCGGACCGGAGGAAATTCGAGAACTCAAGAGAAGTCTGGGAAGCTATGGAGCTGCCGGTCAACTGCAGCAGCGCCCGTCGCCGGCAGAGGGTGGTTGCATCCAGCGGCACTGGTGGCGTTACTGGCAACCGGTCGGTTCCGCACTGCCGCCGGTCGCGGTCAGGCATCCGGACGGCACCACTAGACAAATTCTGCCAGTGACGCTTCCGGAGCCGTTCGATGAGATGTTCCAATCCTGGGATTGCGCCTTTAAGGAACTGAAATCGAGCGACTACGTGGTCGGGCAAGTCTGGGGCCGGAGAGGCGCCGACAAGTATCTGGTCGACCAGGTTCGGAAACAGATGGACTGTCCCAGGACCATGGAAGCTATTCGCGCGTTAAGCGCCAAATGGCCGCTAGCCCACAGGAAACTCATGGAGGATAAGGCCAATGGTAGCGCCGTGATCCAAATGCTGCGGCATGAAATCGGCGGATTGATTGCGGTCGAGCCGGCGGGCGGTAAAATCGTTCGAGCAAATGCGGCCAGCCCGCAAATCGAGTCGGGCAACGTCTACGTGCCACATCCCATGAGAGCCTCGTGGGTGGAGGATTTCATCGAGGAATGCGCGGCATTCCCACAGGGCCGCTACGACGATCAGGTGGACGCGATGAGCCAGGCTTTATTGCGGAGGAGGCCGGAACCTCGCATACGGCTGTTGTAACTCGGCGGGCTGACCTGCGCGATGGCCGCTCGCGCCACCTCTCCATCTGCTCGTGCCGGGCAGTCAGTCGTGTCAGGCGCCGTAACCATTTGGCTCACTCACCGTGGCGTGATTGAGACCCAGGAACAGGACCAGCGCATCCGTGCTCTTGAAGACCTTAACAAGCCCTCCACCAGTGCCGCAGTGAACTCGGCGGTCGGACGGAACGGACGTCAACAGCAGGGTCGCCATTCCGGATGTTTCTGAAGGGAAGCGCTGGCAACAAGTTCGTGCCAACGATCCCGTTGCTCGTTCCACAGGACCACACCACTCAGTTTCCGTACAGCAGACTCGCGCAACCAGTCCTTCGGCGTGTTTCCTAGTAAGATTTCCTCCTGAATGTCGGGCGCCAGGTGCAACAAGTTCATCACCTGACTGATGCGCGCCGCCGAGACCCGGCCCAGGTGAGCCAGCTCGCTGTAGTTTTTAGCCGTGCCCTCCTGAATCATCTGTTCCATCTTTAGAGCCAGCGCCAACAAGCGGCTGACCCGCGGCATCGCTGGCTGCCCAGTGATTTGCGCCGCCCGTGCGGCTGTGCTGGTTTCGGAGCGGTGGTGCCGTTCCCCCCGAGCGAAACTTCGCCAGCGGTTGACGGCTGCATTCGCCCGCTCCCAGAGGTCCGCATCTACGATCCCCGCATGATCTGCTTCGTAGACCTGCTCCGCATCGCGTAGCTTCCCCATATACATCACATTCTCGACCAGCCGGGCCAGATCGGATTCCTCCAAAGCTCGACCCGCATGCTGCCGGCCGGACCGGCTGATCCACTGCTTGGTCGTCCAGCCCCGCGTGCTTAATAGTTCGAGCACTTCCTTTGCGCTTTTCCCCTCCGCGACCCATTGAAAGATGAAGCGTACGCGTCGGGCCTCTTCCGCGTTGATCTTTAGGCCACCACGTTCTGGATCGACATCATATCCCAGGATCGGCTGGCCACCCAGCCATCTCCCTTTCCGCCGGGCCGCGCGCATCTTGTCTCTAGTCCGCTCGGCGATGAGCTCCCGCTCGAACTGCGCGAACGATAACAGAATATTCAGCGTCAACCGGCCCAGAGAATCCGTCGTATTCAACTGCTGCGTGACCGACACTAGACTCACGCCCCGCTCTTCAAAGATCCCTATCAGCCGCGCGAAATCGAGCAAGGATCGGCTCAAGCGGTCTACTTTGTAGACCACGATGCAATCCACCTGACCCGACGCAACGTCCTCCATGAGCGCGCGTAGCGCCGGACGCTCCAGATTGGCTCCGGTGTAACCGCCGTCTTCGTAGCGTCGCTCCAAAGCCGTCCAACCCATATGCCGCTGGCTCGATATGTAAGCCTCAGCCGACTCACGCTGCGCATCGAGAGAGTTGAACGGCTGCGCAAGGCCTTCTTCGGTCGACTTGCGTGCGTAAATGGCACAGCGCACCACCTTGCACTCCGACCCTAAGACCCCGGCGTCCTGCTTACTCGCCACGGCCCCGCTCCTGACGCCGCCCCAAGGCAAAAAACAAAAAACCGTTCCACTGCGTTCCCGTCACCTGGCGCGCGATGGCGCTGAGCGATTTATAGACACGCTCCCCATATTGATACCCGTCCTCCAACACCGTGACCGTGAGCGTATCCTTCTTATATCGCTTGATCAGTTGCGTGCCGGGAGGCGGCACGCGGGGATCGAGCGGCCGTGAGGCCGTTGCTACGCAAACAGCCGGTTGACCGCCAACCCGCTTGCTGGGCGCGCAAAGCCGCAGGTCGGCATCGGCGGCGATCTCTCGCGCGTATTGACGCACCCGCTCCGACAAACCGCCTTCGGTCAACGCCTGCATGCGCCACGCGACCCGCCGGAATAGGTAACCCTTGTGATTGGAATGACTCGCCTGCCCGAACAGTTCCCGATACTGCAACTGGAGCTGCGCGGTGGTCATGTGCCGCAGTCGATCGATGTGCTGGTTTAGTTCCGCATTCATGCCTCTTCTCCGTTTCTCGCAATGAGCCGTCCCGTTCTCCGGAAGTGTTAACCCCGACCACTGTCATGGACGCTCTTTGGCGGGTCGGAATGCAAGTACTCCCCGGGGTCCCGCCTTTTGGCGTTTGATTCTTTCCGAACAGACCCCCTGACATGAACGCTCTTGCGGACGGGAAATGCAAGGGGTGCGGAAGTCACTAAGCCTTTTAGATATTTGAGCTTACGGCCAGAGCTGCGGGCCCTCGGAGGACCTAACGCCGACTGTTTCCGAAAAACCAAAAACCACTGAAAACCCGAAAAAATCAAAGAACTTTCTCAGAAGTCTTTGAGACGGTTTTTCGGTTGGTAACAAACATGGGGACCCAAAGAAATCGGGC